ATGAGCGCTTCCCGCTTCGGTCCCGGTCTCACCGCTCGCACCAGCCGCCGGCTCTTCCCCTGGGAGCGGGTGCAGGCCGCGTCGGCCCTCATCGCCGCGCGCGAGCGGCGCCAGCGCCGCCTGGGTCTCGTCCTCTGGCTCGCGGTCGTCGCGTTCTGCGCGCTCTTCTTCGCCCTCGTCCACCCACGCTGTTTCGGCCAGTGAACCAGGAGCATCACCACCACGGAGGGAACGCCTCATGAACAGGAACCGGTTGCTGAAGGCGATGGCTGAAGCGTTCGACGCCCACGAGAAGCACCGCGAGGCGATGGCTGAGGCCCGGAAGGCCCACCGGGCCGCGAAGGATGCCGACGACCACGTGCGACACGTGCGCCGGCTCGAGCGCGAGGCCGCGCAGTCCCGCGGCCGCGGGCGGGCGGCGTGAGGCTGACTCACCGCACTGAGCGGGCGCACCGAACGGAGGGTGCCTAGGATGGCGCGGCTGCGCTCGCTCGAATATGGGGTCCCTTGGGTCCACAAATGGCTCGAGGAGCCGCTACCCGGGGACCCTGCGCGCAATGGCGAGTACCGGGGATCCCTGCCGGTCCGCCAGATCGCAGCGGGCCTCGGCGGGGCCGACCTCACCGACCGACGCCCGACCCCGGCGCCCGGGCAGCTCTGGCGTCGCGGGCCGCTAGTCGTTCGCGTCCTCGAGGTGTCCGCGCGCTCCGTTCGGTTCCTCGAGCTCGATCCCCGCAACAACACGCGCACGATCCGACTGTGCGAGTTCATGCGCACGGCGCGACTGAATGCCGAGCGGTGAGCCAGGTGCGCGTCTCGGCGGCAGAGCTGCGGAGTCGGGCTATCGGCTCGCTCGCGGCCCACGAGCAGCTGCAGGCGGCTGTCCTGACGTTCCTGCGCCTGAGCGACGTCCCCGCGATGCCCGTCTTCACCGGCCCGCGGGTGCGGCCCCGCGCGGGCGGCGGCTTCGAGCTCAAGCACAACGCCGAGCAGCGCGGACTCTTCGACGTCGTCGCATGCCTCCCGCCTCTCGGGCGGCTCCTGCTCGTCGACCTCAAGACGGGCAAGGCGACCCTTTCGAGCGAACAGCGATTGGTGCACAAGCGATTCACAGCCGCCGGGGCGCTCTGCCTCGTCGTGCGCGAGCTGCGCGACCTGATGCCGCATATGCCGATCGGTCGCGCCCGGATCCAAGCCCATGGAGGGACACGATGAAGTTCGAGATTCAGGGCCGCGTGGTTGGTCACAGCCTCTACCACCCGAATCCCAAGGACGAGCCGGACCTCGAGCTCGTGAAGATCACGATGACGCTGTCGCCGGCGACGTCGAAGGAGGCCAAGCACACCAAGGCGGTGCTCATCGTGGAGCAGGAGAGCTCGTTCAAGGACCTGGTGCTCGGCCGGATCGTGAGCCTCACGGTCAAGGACTCGCAGCAGGATCTCTTCCTGCCCAAGCCGAGCCCCGACGCACCGAAGGGCGCCAAGCCGCCGAAGCCGGCGAAGGACGAGCTGAAGCTTCACTGATACCCGGCGCGGGTGGAACGAGCGCCCGCAAGCGCAGCCCGGCCGCACACGACGGCCCCTGCGGCCCGCGCCGCCAGATCTGCACCACGCAACGAGGAGGAACGATGGAAGAAGACATTGCCCCTCAGACAAACGCAGCTCCAGGGCCAGCGGCTGCCGATCCGATCGAGATCCTCTTCACCTATCACGCGCCCTCAGGAGGCCAGCCGGAGCGCTACGTCCGCATCCGCGAGGCCGGCAAGGCTCTCGCCCGGACGATCCAGGCGGAATGCGAGCCGGGACCCGATCGGACGGCGGCCATCCGCAAGGTGCGTGAAGCGGTGATGACCGCGAACGCGAGCATCGCGACACACAATGCCGCGGCCAGCTATCGATAGTTGACGGCGCAGATCAGCAGTAAGTCGCCGCAGTTCCGTGGCAGGCCGGTAGGCGGGGGCAACTCAGTCCGGCGGCGGGGCGACCCAAGCCAAAGAGCTGATCGAACGAGAGGGCCCGGCGCGGCCCGCCACGCGCCGGGATTGAGCCGCTGCAGCACGGACGCAGTTGCACCACGAGGGATCGATCGTGAGCGAGAAGGTCGAGCAGGAAGAAGGCGACGCCAAGGTCAGGCGCCGGAAGGGCGATCAGCTGGACTGGGTGAGGTTCTGGTGGAAGGAATGGCTGTCGAGTCCGGACGTGAGGCGACTCTCGCGCGATCAGCGCGGGGGCCTGATGGACGTGTTCGCGTCGACCTACGGCTCGAAGACGCCGGGCGTCATGGACGAGGACGACGTGCGCGCCTGGGCGGGCTACGCCCCGGAGGAATGGAAGAAGGTGCGCGACGTGTTCGCGCGCTGCTTCAGCCTCACGCGGCGCCGCGGGAAGTGGATTTTGGAGCGCGTGCGGGAGGATCACGCGGCCTCGGTGGAGATCTACATGCGGCTCCAGCAGAGGGCAATGAAGGGAGTCGCTGGACGTCGCCGTGGCAAGGACTTAGCAACCACTGGTGCAACCTCAGGTTCACCACAGGTCGAACTTCCGGTAGGACCACCGGTGCAACCGGGGGTGGAACCTCGGGTCAACAAGACTCTAGAAGTAGATGTAAGACTTGGAGATTCGAGACTTACAGCAGACAAGCCAGAAGCAGATTCAGATTCAAGAGCGACGAGAGCGCAGACTTCGCGCTCTCGCGCTGGCTCGGCTGGCCCGGCTGGCTCGTCCCGCTCGAGCCGCTTGGAGCCGATCGTCGCGCGTGCGCTGGAAGGCAGACCCGCAGCGAAGCGGGGAAGCGCATGAGCCGTGCCACCCTCATCGCGGACTCGCTCGTCCGTCGCCTCGAAGCGCAGCTGGCACACCTCGGCGTCGACGTCCGTCTCCATCTGGCGAACGTCCTCGAGATGTGCGAACGACTGCCCGGACAGGTCGAGAACCCGCCCGGCCTGCTCGTCACCTGGTGTTCTCGAGAAGCTGACGCTCGCCGCGCGCGTGCGGCCGCCCGGGCGCAGGACCGCGACCGGTATGCCGAGCTGCAGGTCGAGGTCTACCGCGCTATCGCCTTCAGGCGCTTCACGCCGCGCGAGCTCGCGCGCGTCCTGCTCCAGGCGACGCGAGAGGGCTACCCCGCCCTCAATCCCCGCACGATCGAAATGCTGCGCTCCATGGGCGATCGCTGGGAAGCGGAGCCGGTGGCGCGCCGGGACGCGAGCGAGGGACCCGACAACGCCGGCGCGAGGGATGCGACCGGCCGCGTGAATCATGAATCAGGCACAGGGAGGTCGGCGGATGTTGGTGCTCAGCCGTAAGAACGGGGAAACCATCATGATCGGCGACGACATCGAGGTGAAGGTCCTCGATCGCGACTACTACGGCAGGGTCAAGCTCGGGATCTCCGCGCCCGAGGGGCGGACCGTGCATCGGCTCGAGGTCTGGCTCCGCATCCAGGCGGAGAAGGCGGCCGCGGCGCGCCGACTCGTCCCTTGCGCGAAGGATGCGCGGCCGTGAGTCGGATCACGGGCAAGCGCCGGTTCAGGGAATGCACGGTGCGGATCTGCCGGCGCGGCTTCTACGGGGTCGCCGGCCCCTGCCCGGATTGCCGATGCGGCGCCAGGATCTCCCAGCTCTACTTCCGGCTCCAGGTCGCGCGCGCGGGCGAGGCGGGGACGCGCCGGCGACGCGACCTGATGGTCGAGACGCTCATGGGGTCCGCATGATCCTCGGCCGCGGCGACCCTACGCTCTGGACGCCCGTCCGGACGATCTCGTACGCGCAGGTCTGCCATTTCTGCCGCGCGCCTATCGCGCGCGATCGCCCCGGCGCGAAGACCGGCACGCGCGGGACCAAGGCGTTCTTCAATCGCGCGCTCAATCTCTGGGAATGCATGCCATGCCGCGAGGAGGCGACGCGCGCCGAGCTCGCACGCGCATTGCCGCGCGGGCCAGCGCTCGAGGCGTGCGAGGCGTGTCGCTATGAGCGGCTCGATATCCATCGCCCGGCCGCCGCGCCGCTCTTCGGCCTCGATCTCTGCGACGGCTGCGAGCTCGGAATCGGCCGCGGCCTGCATCGAATCTGCCCGCGATGCCATCACGTGGAGCATCGCGCGCATCCCTTTACTTCTCAACTCAAGGGGGCGGCATGAGTGGCGAGAGCTGGGACTATTGCTGCTGTTGCGGCGGGAAGGTTCGCGCGTTCTACGGCTACATCTCGCTTTGGTGCAACGACTGTCGAGGGCACGTACTCCCGGCCGCGGCAGGGCTCCCAACGAGCGAGCGGACATTCTTCGCGCAGCATGGCAAGGATTGTCCTCACCAGGTCGGCGGCACGAAATGAGATGCCGCGTCTACATCCGCGATCGAGGGCACAGAATCCTTCGCAGCATGGGATGCGCTCTTGCCGCCCTTTCGCTACTGATCGCCGTGGCAGCCCGCGCGACCGAGCCCTTCCCGCATGTGTTCCCCTACGGAGGCATCTCCGGCGGCGGCCGCCCGGTGCTCAAGGCCGACTTCTCCCTCGACACGCATGTTGCGGGCGAACTTGCCCGCTTCCCGATGTGGACCCCGAACATCACCCCTTGCCTGGATCTGCGCCCCGGCATCGTCGATACCATCCAGCTCTTCCACGCGGCGCTGTCGCCCCGCCGCATGGTCATGATCCCCTACGACAGTTTCGGCGTTGGGTTCACCTACCTGACGGCCGGGACCTATTACAAGGCCTTCTATGATGGCTGGAATCGCACGATCGGCGGCATTGACGGGCATCTATGGGCACAGAACGGCCAGCAGTTCGTCACTAGCACGCAACCGGCGCTCAACTTCGGCATCGCCTGGCTCGACAGCACCGAGGATTCCCTCTGCGAAGTGGCCTTGAGCGCCGGGCGCATCGATGGCTGGTTCATGGACCAATATGGTTCGTTCGCCAGCTTCCTGAATGGCGGCGATTGCCACTGCTCGCATCCCGACTTCGCACGAGCTGGCTTCGGCTCGGGGAGCGCGATGGATCTCGCCCGCCAGGCGCAATTGGTGAATCTCGCGGCGCGCGTCCATAACCACTCCGCCTTCGGTCATGTCGCCCGGCTGATCGTCAACGGCTCCAGCCCGGACACCACTTACCATCGCACGCTCGACGGCGGGATGTTTGAGAACTGGCCCTTCCTCCGCGGGTTCACCGCTGGGATGGATGTCTACCTGAAGTCCGGGCCATGGAGCACGATCACCAAGACCTGCAGCGCCTGCCAGACCATTCCTAATGGCACGCAGTACAACTCCACGAGCTTGAGGGAAGCGCGCTTCGTCTTGGGCTCCGCCTCGATGGGCGATGGCTGGGGCGGATTGTTGCAGCCCCCCGATCTGACGAATCCGGCGACCGGCAGCACCTGGCTCGACTGGTACTACGACGAGTACAGCGTCGATCTCGGGAATAACGCGACCGCCGACACCACCGGAGCCCACCAGGGCTGGCTCGGCCAGGCGCTCGGGCCCGCCACCCAGCTGATCGCTGATGTGTGGATCCGCTATTTCGAGCACGGCGCGGTGGTGCTGAACGGCACAGTGGCATCAGTCATCGTGCCCCTGGACCTAGGCCGCAGCTATCGCAAGATCCTCGGCGTCCGCGACCCCACGATCAACAACGGTGCCTACGTCAGCTCGGTCACGGTGGCCGCCAGCGACGCGATATTTCTATGTACTACGCCGGATTGCCGATGAACGGAGGAACCATGAAGCGGCTACCGCTGTTGCTGCTGCTCATCGCTGCGCCGGCATTCGCCGGGAATGGCATGTCCGGCGTGCCCACGGTCTTGGTCGAGCGGCAGATGACCTCTGTCGCGGTGAAGGCGATCGTCGGCGGGGATAATGACTCGAGCGCTGTGCTTCGCATCTTCCAGCGCTGGTACGGAGCCACGACATTCGACACTGGCATGGTGATGATCCGCAGGCCGCACGGCGGCGGCAGCGATGCGGCGCATTCGGGCGAGATCTTCGAAGGCCGCATCCTGTTCCCCCCGCTCCCCTGCGGGATTCCCCAGACAGGACGCATTGCGGAGTGGTACATCGAAGCCACTGACGCCGGCGGGAAGTTCGACTACAAGTCCGCCGCGAGCCCCGACACGGTGAGTCTCCAGCCGATTCGCCAGATCGTCGCATCGGGCCCGGTCTACTACGTGAGCCAGGCGAACGGGAACGACAACAATGCGGGCACGAAGTCCCGACCCAAGAAGACGGTCAATGCGGCACTGGTGGCACTCGCCGGTTCGGCCGGCGCAGGCGCGAATGGCGGCATCTTCATCGGCCCGGGGGAATATCACGAGCGGCTCGACCTCGACTCCGCGAAGTTCCCGACCGACGGGCCTCAGCGCTTTCTCGAAGGCGACAGCCCGAATCGCGATTCTACGATCATCTGCGGAGCGAACGAACTGGTCGAGCGCGGCCTATACGCGCCGGGCAAGCCCATCTCCTGGAAGTTCACCGGTCAGGACTCGACCTATTTCTGTCGCTTCCCAGCAAGCGGCGGGCCGGCCGACTCCACCATGCTCATCGTCCTCGGATGGGGCGAGAGGCTCCTGCGCAAGACGAGCCTCCTGGCGGTCCTCAACGACTCGACCTACACCGGTGATTCCTACTCCTATAATGGCGGCGAGCTCTCCGGCTGGTTCTGGCAGAACGACACGCTCTACGTGAAGAGGGTGAATGGGCGGAGTCCATCCGGGCAGAAGCTGCATTTCGGCTATCGCGATCAGCTGATCGCCGTGCAGCGGCGCAATTGGCGCATCGCCAACCTCACCATCCGCTTTGCCGGGGGGACCAACGGGGATCCCACGCATCTCGCGAACTGCCGTCCGCCGGTCGATGGCTCCGGCATCGTCCTCGGAAGCGGCCTCAGCGGTGGGCGCTCGGCCAGTGGGCTCGTGGTGGACTCGTGCACGTTCTACGGCTTCGACAAGCAATCGATCTACTCGCCTCACTATTCGGGCTCGATCTGGTCCGACACCGTCGTCGTCGTAAACAGCGCATTCAGCGGCCCGGGCCTGGGATACATGGACTTTAGCGCCGGCAAGGGCCGAACCGAAGAGCTCTCTGGCCGGATCACGCTCCTCGCCCGCGCAGTGAGCTTCTTCAACAATACGGTCTTCGATCTCCACAACGGTCTCGAGACCGGGGCCGGGGAGGCGGACTCGACCTGGGGATCTCAGGGCGAGATCGTCGGGAACACGTTCCACCACATCGTCGACGATTGCCTTGAGCCCGATAGCAGCCATGCTATCAACACGCTGGTCGCGAACAACCTCATGCGCGACTCGGGCTCCTCGGGCATCTCGATCATGCCCATCTACACTGGCCCTCTCTTCATGCTGTACAACACGATCCAGGACACGCGACTGCGCGGGATCAGGTGCGGCGGTGGGACCAAGGGGAAGGCTCTGGTCGTGCACAATACGATCGTGTCCAAGGTCTCCGGGTGCGTTCCGTTCGAGGGCCTCGGCGGCGGGGACGTCGATGGCTTCACCTGCTTCAACAACATCTTCTCCACGCGTGACGCGACCTATGTGATCGCCGGTCCGGGGACATCGAGCTTCATCACGAACGGATTCAACTATGACTTCCTTGGTGGCACGAACAACACATATCTCTTGGCATGGCAGGGCGGGGCTGTCTCGACCCTTTTCCTCGTGCAGCTGCTTTCCAACTGGGAGAAGAACGGGCTTTCGAGCACCGATCCCGCGGTGGTCGACTCGACGCTCGGCAATCTCTCGCTGGCGCCCGCCTCGGCGTGCGTGAGGGCCGGGCGGAGGGCCACCGGGATCAATACCTGGCTCGATGGACTGCGGTATCAGGTAGCTCCCGATCTCGGAAGCGAGCAGAGGGTCACGCCATGAAGTTCGCCCGCGCTCTCGCGGGATTCGAAGGGAGACTATCTCCATGATCGCTTTGGCCGCATTGCTCTTGGCGGGCCTCGTGACGCATCCGGGCGTCATTCGCTGGCCGATCAAGACGAGCATCAGTGAGAAGATCGCCACAGCTGTGCCGCTTCCTATCCTCGATGCGCTGCCGCAGGTGCCGGGCGTCACGAAGGATGATGCGAGGTACCAGAGCGCCCTGATCCCGGGGAAGTTCGCGAGCCTGCGCGAGGGCGAGACGATCTCGACTGAAGGCTGGCTCAGGCTCGTCGCCAGCGAGACGGACGGCGACTATCACGTCCAGCTCTCGACGACGCCGACGGCGACGCAATGCGTGATCGTCGAGGTGCCACGCCCGAGCTACGTCAAGGCGGCGAAGCTCAAAGCCGAATGCCTCGCCGCGAGAGCGAAGCTCAAGGCGTTGATTGGCGGCGCCGAGCCCTCGGTGAAGGGCACGCTCGTGATCGGCAAGCGCGTGCGGATCACGGGGCAGCTATTCTATGACGACGCGCACGTTGGCACGCCGCCGCGCGGCAAGCGCGGAATGAAGGCTGTGTCACTGTGGGAGTTGCATCCCGTCACGCTCGCCGAATCCATCCCATGAGGCGCGACCGCGATCGGATGGTGCGAGCCGCGACTCGCGGGTCCTTCCTCGGCGGCGCCACGCGGGTGACGGCGGCTGCGGGGGAGCACTAGGCGTCAACCTGAAACTTGGTTGACGGTTGACGAATTGGAGTCGGCGCGGTTGGCCTCGGAGGCCGGTGGCTCATGAGCAGGATGCGCGTTTCGCGCGCTCGTGGCGCGGCTCGAACGAAGCCCAAGCCTGCGCGATCGCGCTCGAAATCCGGTGCCCCGCGTCAACCAGAGCGTCAACCTGGCTGGTTGACGCAGGCGGCCTATGCCCGGCTCCGCGGCGTCTCGAAGGAGGCGGTGAGCAAGGCGGTCCGCCAGGGCCGGATCCCGGTCGGACCCGGCGGCCGCGTGGACCCCGTCGCGGCCGACACCGCCTGGGACCGGAACACGTCTCCGCGGCCGCCGGCCGGGCGCGGCGCCGCTCGAGGTGGCCCGAACGGGCTCCCGATCGCGGCCGCAGGGCCCCCCGTAGACCTCACGGAGGCCCGGACCATGCACGAATATGCGAAGGCGCAGCTTGCGGAGCTCGAGCTGGGCGAGCGGCAGGGCCAGCTGGTGGCCGTCGCGGACATGCGGGACGCCGCCTTCCGGGCTACGCGCTCCGCCCGCGACCTCATCCTGAGTGTCGCGGACCGGCTCGGCGAGGTCCTGGCAGGCGTCAGCGACGCCGGCGAGGTGCGCTGGCTGCTCCGCGAGGAGCTCGGAAGGGGCCTCGACGAGCTCTCGACCCTCGAACTAGAGCCCGAGGCCGAGGCTCCGGCCGCCGCGGCCGGCGAATGATCCTCGTCGATCGATGCCGCCCTTGCGGCGCGCCTTGGCCGGGCGGCGTCGCATGCCACCTGATCTCGGATGAGAGCGAGAGCGAGCTGCTCGAGTTCGCGGCGGGTATCGGAGTCTCGCTCCGGTGGTACCAGGCGCGCGCGACCGTCCCGCACTTCGATCTGGGCCCGCGGCACCGGGCGAAGGCCGTCGCCGGCGGCGCGCGCGAGGTCGACCGAACCGGAATGGTCGAGGGGATGCACAGATGGCGCTCGAAGAACGCGGGGTGAGCCGCGCCGAGGCGGAGCTGATGGACGCCTGGCGCGCCGGCTGGCGCCGGGATCCCGAGCTGACGATCGACGAATGGGCCGATCGGCACCGCGTTCTCTCCGGGGACACCTCGGCGGAGCCCGGCCAGAGGCGGACCTCTCGCACGCCCTACCTCCGTGAGGTGCTCCGTGAGCTCTCGCCCAGCAGTCCAACCCGCCGGGTCGTGCTCATGTGGGGCGCACAGACGGGGAAGAGCGAGGGCGGCTTCAACTGGATCGGCTACGTGATCCACCACACGCCCGGCCCGATGATGATGATCCAGCCCACGGTCGAGGTGGCGCACTTCGTCTCGAAGGAGCGCATCGTCCCGCTCGTCCAGAACACGCCGGCGCTCGCCGAGCGCGTGCTCGAGAACCGGTCGCGCGACGGCAACAATACGATCCTCAATAAGCGCTTCCATGGCGGGTTCTTGAAGATCTCCGGCGCCAATTCCGCCGCGAGCCTCCGCTCGACGCCGATCAAGTTCCTCTTCTGCGACGAGATCGACGCCTATCCGGCTGACGTAGACGGCGAGGGCGACCCCCTGGACCTCGCGGAGGCTCGCTCGACGACTTTCTCGCGCGGGAAGACGCTCATCACCTCGACGCCAACCATCAAGGACTTCTCCCGGATCGAGAAGGAGTTCGCCCGCGGCGATCAACGGCGCTACTTCGTGCCCTGTCCGCATTGCGGACATTCGGACTGGATCCGCTGGGCGAACATCGACTATCGGAACGACGACCCGGCGACGGCCTGCCTTCTCTGCAGCAGCTGCGGCGTGCTCATCGAGGAGCGCTACAAGACCCAGATGCTCGAGCGCGGGGAGTGGCGGCCGACCGCCGCCGGCGACGGCGAGACCATCAGCTTCCATCTCTCGGGCCTCTACTCGCCGCTCGGCTGGCTCTCATGGGAGAAGGTCGTCCGCGAATGGCTCGAGGCGAAGAAGGACCCCTCGAAGCTCAAGGTGTTCCTGAACACGCGTCTCGCCGAGACGTGGGAGGAGCGCGCGGAGTCCATCGAGCCCGACGCGATCTTCGCTCGACGCGAGAGCTACGCCGCCGAGGTCCCGGACGGCGTCGGGATCCTCGTTGCTGCCGTCGACGTCCAGGCGGACCGGCTCGAATACCAGGTGAAGGGCTACGGCGCTGGCGAGGAGTCGTGGCTCATCAGCTGGGGACAGGTCATCATGGAGCCCGCAGCGCCGGCGAAGGCATGGCTCGAGCTCGACCAGCTGCTGCAGCAGGACTGGGAGCATGCCGGCGGGCGCAAGGTGCGCATCGAATGCGTCGCGGTGGACTCGGGCTTCAAGGCCGATGACGTCTACCGGTTCTGCAAGGCGAGGGCCTCGCGCCGGGTGTTTGCAGTCAAGGGCTCGCCGGAGACTGGGAAGCCGCTCGTGGGGCGGCCCACGTCGAACAACGCGTTCCGCGCGCGGCTCTACCTGCTCTGCACGGATACCGGAAAGGAGACCGTGCATGCGCGGCTGCGCATCGCCTCGCCCGGCGCCGGCTACATGCACCTCCCGGCGGAGATTGATCGCGAATATGTCGACCAGCTGACCGCGGAGAAGGTCATCCGGAAGTTCGTGAAGGGCCGCGCGCCGCAGCGCCAATGGGTGAAGACCCGCGAACGGAACGAGGCACTCGACCTCGAGGTCTACTCCCTGGCGGCGCTCCGAATCGTCCTTGGGCCGCAGCCTGGGCGCGCGCTCCTGCAGCGCGCTGCCAAGCTATCGGTCAGGACGGGCCGCCAACTCCCCGCCGGCGAGGCGGTCGCGCCTCCTGCGTCGCCGGCGCCAGCTCCCAAGCCTCCCGTCCCGCCAGCTGTCGGCCGCCGGACGCTGCCGTCGCGGCCGCGACGGGGCTGGGTGCAGGGCTGGAGGCGTTGACGCCCCGCCCGCATGGGCCTAGTTTCTATGCCCCCTGCTCATTGGAGGCCGCGTGTCACCCGAGCTTGTCAAGGCCCTGACCGATCTTGTGCTTGCCCTGACTGGACTGGCCAAGGTCACAGGCAACGGCTGGTTCGCGTTCATCGTACTGGGCTTAGCGGCGCTACTGGTTGGCGTGCCATGGTATCGTGAGCACAAGCGCAACCAGCGAGTCGATATCGTCATCAAACACAAGGAAGAGGAAGTGCTTCGGCTTGCCGAAGACAACCGCAGGTACCGGGAGGTCTACCTCGCCAAGCTCGGATTCCCGGCCGAGGCGTTGGCGCAGGACGCTGTAGATTCAAAGTCGGCCAAGGATGAGCCGGCACGGAAGGGGGGCAGGAAGCAATGATGCCCATCATCACGTGGGGACTGGTAGCCGCGCTGATCGTCGCGCGCGAGGTCTACCGCTGGCGCCGCGATCGCCAGCTTCGGCACACGCTTGAACTTCTCGAGTGGCGGGAGCGCTTTGCCAAGACGCGCAGGGACATCGTGCACTTGCTTCATTGTGACCACAGCGCGCCGAGGCCCGGAATCGTCGTGAATATGTATCTCCTTGCTTCCGCGGTGGTGCGGCGGGCGACGGACTACGAGACTTTCGCCAGCACTATCGTGCTCGAGGCCATCAAAGAGGTGCGACCGGATGAAGAGCTCGCCGGCCGCGTGAAGCGCGAGATCAAGGAGCTGACCCCTGAGGGCCGAGAGCTCCTCGCCAAGTTCTCTAGCGATCTGCATCAGCTTCTCAAGCGCTACTCGGTGCTCTATCGCTTCATCGACCTCTTCGCGCGATCCCTCGCTCGCTTGGGCGTGCGGCCACCCGCCGAGTATTCGCCGCCGCGCCGCAGACCCCTGTGGCCGGAGCTCCAGCAAAAGCGGGCCATGTATTCGCGGACAGCGCAATGGCGGAGGCTAGCGACGGCGGCCTGAGCCTCTGCGCCGGCGGTACCAACATGAACGGCGGGCCCGCGGGCCCGCCGTTCATGTTCAGCTACTTCTTGCGCGGCTTCACGCGCTCGGTGACGGTCTCGCGCGGATCACGCTTGGCCTCCACCTTGGGCTTGAATTCACCGTCGACCGCGCTGCGAACGCGCGTTGGCGGTTTTTTCCGATTGGTCGCCATGAGCGACCTCCCTGGAGTAACCTGGCTGCTGATTCGGCAGAATCGCCTTGACGCGCGTCCGCGACCGAAGCCACTCTGCGCGTAGCGCAACCGGTCGGGCTCGAAGTACTCGAGCCCTGCCAGTGAAGCGTCCTCGGCCCGTTCACCGGTTCCCCTCGCAAAGAGACTCGGTGGCGGGCCGAACCATTGCACCGCCAGGATTGCTCACCACCATCCTGGAGGCGATCGCGCGATTGAAGCCGCGATTGACGCGTTATCGCACCTTCGCGCGTGCGGCCACAAGAGAAAAATTCCCCGCGAGCTGAACTCGGGTGTAGGCTTGGGGGGCAGGGGGGGCGAGCTGAGCTAGGACGGGGCGCCCGAGGCGGATGCCTCGGGCGCCCCGTCCTAGCTGTCGCGAGCGCCCCGGGCTCGAGCCGGTGCGAACATTCTTGACCTGCGTTAAATACTGGCGAAAGAGGGATTCGGAGACGGCCAACGGCCTGGTCGACACGCGGCATCTCGCCTCAGAGCTCGAGCGTCTCGACGTCGAGATCAGGGTCGAGCTCACGCAACAGTTGATCCTCGGACCGCTGGAGATCGCGATCGCCGCTCGCCGTCCGTCTGCGAGCGCTCGGCATGCGGCCGTCTATCGCGCAGAAGGGACGGGGCGGGTCCTAGAACTTGAACTTTCCGCGGGAGCGACGGTGAGCCTCAATGAGAGCGTGGATGGCCAGCGCAATCTCCGCGCCTTTTGCCACATGCAGGATGTGCTCGATCACGACGATGGGAATCGTAAATGGAAGCGCGGTTGCGATCACTCCGGCTCCAACGATCTCAATTGCCGTCATTCCAACGATAATCACGACGTCGAGCCCCGCGAAGGTTTCTTCCGGGATCGTCTTGCCGAAGGACTTGAGTCGAGCTTCTAGCCTCTCAAGCCGCCGTTTGAGCGCAGGTGCGTCCTCTGGAGCTCTGCCCTTCCCGAAGATCGTCGTGAACCACGAACCGGTGAATGGCCCCCACTCGAAGGCTTCGTCGTATTCGGCGTCTTCAAGGGCTCGTTTAACCTCCTCGCTGAGCCTCCTTCCCAGTTCGTCGCTCTTCTCAGAATCGCCATCAATGAAGATGCTGATCGGGATGACCCTGCGGAGCGAGAAGTTCGCCGTCGCAGCGTCGAGACTGAGTTCGCTGGCTCGAAACAACTGAGCAGCCAACTCGTCGGCAGTAGGAAGGCCATTGTCTGCCAAGTGAGAGCCTCCTTGAACTGATCACAATCGACCAGGCCCGCGGCATCGATGCGACGTGGACTCCCGCTTGTGAGCGGAGAGGGGCGCGCGTCAGGCGGACGCCCCCTGCTCCGCCACTATGACGCCGATTCGGCTTGCTTGCACCAGTCAGCCGCCGATAAGATGCTCGCCGTCCGCGGGCCGCACGGATCTGGGGAGACACGCGCGCCCGAATGTTGGGGCGGCACCATCCCCCTCGCCCCTGGAAGGCAATCGTCGTCGGCTGCCAGGTCGATCGGCAATCCACGGACAGTGCACCGAGGCCGTCCTTGCACCGCTAGATGGCTTCGGTGTTTCAACAGTGAAGAGCCCCCGGCAGCTCGCGCCGCCGGGGGCTTCCTGTTTCTCGGCTCTAGCTCAGGCTCCCGGAACAGGAGCCCGGAGGAGGTTCAGATCGTCGCCAGCGGGATGTACGCGCCTTGTCCGACGCTCTGCATGACGTCCGCGGCATCGGTGGGGTAGAAGACCTCGACGTCCACGACGACTCCCGTGTGTGGGGTCGTCGCATTGGAGAGGATGCTGCATTGGAAGAAGTCGTGGTAGAACGAGCCATTCGGGTCCAGAGGCGAGAGCGAGAAGGACGCGCCTCCCTTGTCGATCCGGAAGCCTGCCGCAGAGGGGCGGATCCCGAAGCCCTGCCCCGTGAACGACAGCATGAACGAGCCGTCCGCGGTGTTCCCGACGTTGATGGCGGGGGGCTGGATCGCGTTATTGACGTCGGTCCCCGAGATCTTCATCACGACCATCCTGGCTCCGCGACAGGGAATGCCGGCCGAGACCCACGTCGTGGCCGCGGGGAAGTTCTGCGGCCCCTGGAGGCCCGGCACCGAGACGCCGACCTTGATGTTCAAATATTTCTTCGAGACTGGCATCGAATCCTCCCCCAAGCGCTCCCGCGAATCCGCTAGATGCGACCCGGCGAGCGCCCTCGTGAACTTCCGGCGGGTGGCCCGCCATTGGCGGAGCCATTCAACCTGCTCTTGATGACGCGTCCGGCGAGCGCTCGGCTCGCCGTGTCGCCGGCGCCGGCATCAAGTGGCGTGCCTTCGCCCTCGTCAGTCTCATCGCCGCTGCCGGGCTTTGCGGTCGAGAGGTCGGGAATGTTCGGCGCGCCGCGCAGCGAGAAGTCGAGCGTCAGGCCCAGCTGCTTCGCCATCAACTCATCCGCTGCACGCTCCTCGAACACCTCTTCGATATCCTCTCCGCGTTGCGCGAGGACTCGCCGGAGCGACGTCAGACCGAGGAAAAGCTCGAGGTGCGAGGCCTCGACATCCTTCAGGGGATCGACCCAGTCCCAGCCCCGGCTCACCCATCTGACGGCCTTATAACGCGTCCAATCGGCACTCGCGAGCTGGAGCTCGCCAGAGAGGATGGCGGCGTTGAGCCACCGCTCGTATACCGGCTGCCGGAAGCTCGAGACCCACCAGTCCTGCAGCATCTCCCAGAGATCGCGCTCAGAAAGAAGCGCCTGGCGCATGCTCGAATAGTTCGCCTGCGAGTAATCGCCGGAGAGCTGCGCATAGCCGACGCCGAGCCCCGTCGCGATGCGACGCGTGACATCCCGCATGAACTGCTCGTAGGCCGCGTTCGGGGAATTCGGCGTCCAGGATTCCACCTTCTCGCCCGGCGCCAGGCGCAGCATCCCGCCTGGGTTCACCTCGAGCTCCGCTGGCGCCAGCGGGTCGTTTGGATCAGTGGATTGCGCCGGGCCCGCCATGCTCTCGTCGTCCTGCGTGATGAACGCCATCTGGGCCGCGCCCACGCGCGCGTGCACCAGCGCCGCCTCGGCATAGCCCCCAGCATGCTGAGTGTGGATCAGCACCGGGGCGAACCAGGTGATGCCGCGCATTTGGTTCACGCGCTCGGTGATATAGAGATGGAGCATCTCGCTCGCATCGATCCGGATCCGCCGGCGGCCGAGGTAATCCGTCCGGTAGAGGCCGTCCCAGACGTGGTAGGCGACCGGAGCCAGATCCTGATCGACCTCGACGCCGAGGCGCACCTCGTTCTCGGTGCGGCCATAGGGCAGGTTGTAGGTCTCGTCCAGCAGGTCGGGATCGAACCCCTGGAGCGCGAGCCCGAAGCGATAGTTCGCACCGATGGGCATGCGGGTCAGCATTTCGCCGTCGCGCGCGGCGGTCTTCAGCTGTAGATGCTCGAATTGGGCGAGCGTCATCCTGCGATCTGCCGTGACCGGCCCGCTCGACCAGCGCTCCCAGGCTTCCTCGATCACCTCGTTCGTCTTCTCATCGAGATTGCCACGGGCATCCCTCACCTGCGCCTGGAGCCGCGGCCCGCGGGCCCCGAGCACGTTCGCCGTCGCGAGGTTCAGGAAGTGCTTGCACATCGGATCGTTCCGCGAGAGGTCGCGGGCGCGCGCGCGCATCACCTTCATGTCATAGCGGAGCTCGTCGTCGGGCGACATGCAGCGCGCGAACCAATCCTCGAGCAGCCGGCTGGCCTCGGCGCCCCGGAAGCTCGTATGCAAGCCCGTCCGGACCTGGCGATCGCCGGCGCCGGCCTTCCGAGCGCGGGGCGCGCGGTACTTGCCGCGGAGGGCGCCCCAGGCGGTCGCGAGGCGCTGTTTCAGAGGGACCACGGCCATGGCCACGTCCCCCTTCCGCGCGCCGTGCCCGTGAACCGCGTCAGCAGCTGCTGGCCGATCCGGCCCGTCCGCTGCCTCTGGATCCGGGTGACGAGCGCGTCGCGGAACTTGATCGCATCCTTCCGGGTCTCCGTCGTCATGCCGCGGCCATGGAGCTGGTAGCTCACCATCGCGGAGCCCGCGCTCGCGAGGATCGCCGCCTCGACGACGACGAGCGCCTTCTCCTCGAACGTCTGCATGTCGCCCGGGCCCACGACTGCGAGATTCGGGGTTATCGAGGTGACGCCGGCGCCGACGTCGTAGATCTCGGGGCTCTTCGCGACGCGCTCGAGCCAGCGATACATCCCGGGCGGCAGCGTCGCCGTCTGCGTCGCGAAGATCGTGACCGTGAAGCCGGCCCCGTTGGCCGCCGCGGGAATCGAGATGTAGCCCACGCCGGCGAGCAGCAGCGTCAGCGTCCAGCCAGCGGTCTGCGGGTAGTCCGAGAACGACCGCGTATAGACGACGGTCGAGCCGCTCGAGAAGGCGTCCGGGATCTGTGTGAGGACGGTGGCCACGCGCCCGAGGATGCACAGCCGTTCCCCTCGGGAACACTGAACTAATAGTTCAATAGCTTCGCACTTGACTCGCTGCGCATGGTCGTGTCGTGAGGCCGGGATGCTGGACCCCGGCGGGAATCAGGCGACCATCGACGACAGGGAGTCCGACGAGCCCATGGGCCTTCCGAAGGCGCTGCCCAAGCAATACGTCTCCTTCGAGCTGATCGAATGCACGCGCCGCATGCGCGCGGCCGGCGATGGCGCCCCTGGCGACGCCGGCGCCACGGCCGATGCGGCGGATCAGGGCCTCACGTTCGACCTCGTGATCAGCACCGAGCGCCCGACCGAGAAGTGGTACGGCATCGAGACGCTCTCGCATGAGAAGAACGCGATCGACATGTCATATGCGAAGAATGGGCTATCGCTTCTCCTCGAGCACGGGGCCTGCGACGCCGACATGCTTGCCTCCAACCTGGTCGATCCCGAGCTCCACGTCGGTATCGTCGACGAGGTGACCATCGGAGGAGACCGGAAGCTCCATGGGGTCGCCCGCTTCTCGCGCGTCGGCAGCGCCGTCGTCGCCGCGAGCCAGGTCGAGGACCGGACGCGGCGGTTCGTCTCCGTCGGCTATGTGCCGCGGAAGTTCAAGGTCACGAAGCAGGCGCAGGCCCCTGGAGAGAAGGACGAGATCCTCGTCACGAAGTGGACGCCGGTCGAGGTCTCGCTGGTCAGCGTGCCGGCAGATCCCAACGCGCAAGTCCGCTCGATCGGGGGCCAGGAGTTCCCGATCGAGGTCGAAACCGATCAACCCGCAGGGGAGGAACCACCGATGCTGCAGAACATCAAGTTGAGTCCCGACGGTGGCAGCGGCGGTGGCGCCGCGGCCGCGCCGGCCCCCGCGGGCAAAGGCGCCGAGATCACGCTCACCGAGGCGGAGGTCCAGCACCGCTCGCTCTCGGCCGTCCAGGCGCGCAACAAGGAGGTCGCGGAGATCGCGACCCTCTGCCGCCGAAACAGGATCGAGGAGAAGGTCGAAACCGACTACATCCAGAGTGGCAAGTCGCTCCAGGAGGTCGGGCTCGACATCCTCCAGCGGAGGAAGAGCGAGCCGCTCCCGACCCCGGCGGCGGAGTTCGTCGACGGGCTGCCGGCGAAGGACCGCAAGCGCTATTCGGTCGGCCGCGCGCTCGACATGCTGGTCCGGCGAACGCTCGGCCAGGCGGCCTTCGACGGCATCGAGGGTGAGGTCCACGCGCACCTCGAGCGCCGCGCCAAGGAAGCCGGCATCCAGAGCCACGGCTCGGGCGTGTTCCTGCCGATGTCGCTCGGCGCGGACCTCGAACGGCGCACGATGGCGACGAACATCGCCACCAAGGGCTCCGAGTTCGTGTTCGACCAGCCGGGCGAGCTGATCGAGTTCCTGCGCAACCAGGCGGTCGTCTTCCGCATGGGCGCGCGGATGCTGACCGACCTGACCGGCCCGGTGACGTTCCCGAAGCAGCAGGGCGACGTCACCGTCAGCTGGGTGGGGGAGAACCCGGCCTCGGCGGTCGCCGCGTCGGATGTCGCGACCGGCGCCGTCATGCTGACCCAGAAGACCATGCAGGGCACCTGCAAGATCTCCCGCCAGCTCCTCGCCCAGTCGAACATCGACCACGAGGGGATGATCCGCGAGTCATTCGCGCAGGCCCACGGTCTCGCATTCGATCGCGCGGCGCTCCATGGCCTGGGCTCCAGCTCGCAGCCCACCGGCATCTACTCGGCCCCCGACGTCCTCACGACGACGATGGCGAACGTGCTCCCGACGTGGCAGAAGATCACGGACATGATCGGGCAGGTCGGGAGCGCCAACGCGCTCGCCGGCACGCTCGGGTTCGTGACCACGATGGGCTTCGGAGCCCGCTTCCTGTCGGTGCTGCAGCAGAGCGCGGCCGGCCTGCCGTTCATCTGGACCGGTCCGCTGCAGGACGGGAAGATCGGTGGCTACCGCGCCATCGCCAGCACCCAGGCCCTGGCCAACCTCGGAGCCGGTGCGAACGAGCACTGCTTCATCTTCGGCAACTGGGCCGACATGATCGCCGGTCTCTTCGGCGGCATCGAGGTCATCGCGGACCCGTTCACGTCGGCCACTTCCGGGCTGGTGAACTTCACCAGCTTCCAGATGGGCGACATCGTCCTCCGCCGCGGCCAGTCCTTCTCCAAGGCCACCCTGGCGCAGCTCGCCTAACCCTGAGCCGGCACCCGGTCGGGTCGGCGCGAGGGATGCGCCGGCCCGGCAGGACCGGGCCAACGAGGGACGTCATGGCAAAGGCCAGAGTTCTCATCTCGCACAGCCTCGGCGGCGGCCGCGACATCTATGCGGGCGACATTGTCGAGCTCGACGACAACGAGGTCCGGCGGAAGACCGCCATGGGCTTCGTCGAGCCCGTGCTCGAGCCAGCGCCGGTCGAGCCGGCCGTCGTTCCACCGACCGAGGTCATCCCCTCGCCGTCAGACGCACAGCCGGCCCCGGCCGCGGCGCCTCCGGCCGACGACGAACCAGCTGCAGGCAAACGCAAGAACCGCTGAGCGCGGCGCACCGACCACCGACACCCGATCACGTTCCAACGGCCGCCCGCGGCGGCAGGAGAAACACACGATGACCGCCACCTTCAACGCCTTCGCGCGCGCCATCTTCAGCACGCTCTTCCCGGCGCTCTCCCGCTCGGCCACGGCCAACGGTACGGCCATCGACATGGTCGACTACGAGGGCGTCGCGGTCGTGTACCTCGATTCGGCCGCCGCCGGCGCCGGCACGCTCGACCTGGCGCTCCAGGATTCGCCGGACAATTCCACATTCACGGCCATCCCTCTCGGCAACATCGTCGGCGGGGCCTTCACCCAGGTCACGACCGGCGGCGCGAGCCTCCAGACGCGCTTCATCGACATGAACAACACGCAGCGCTACGTGCGCGCGGTCTGCACGATCGCCACGGGCCCGGTCGTCTTCTCGGTCGAGATCGTGGGGCAGAAGAAGTACCAGAGCTGATCGGGTGAGCTTCTTCCGGCAGTCGGATCTGCAGGCGATGCTCGCGGGCTCGGGCGGTCACAATTTCAAGCTCGCCTCGCTCGGATCCGGCACCACGAAGGGGTTCGTCGACATCATCGACGAGGCGCTCATCCAGGATAGCTCGCTGAGTCTGGGGGGCAGTACGACGGCCGTGACGATCGAGACCGGGAGCCTCATCGGTCTCGACGTCGGGTCGGAGCTGATCGATCTCACGGACAACGTGCATTACCGAGTCCAGCAGTTCAATCAGATCGGGGATGGGGCCGTGACCGTGATCTACGCAGCAGGGCTGTAGGCCAGGGGAGGGCGGTGGGAGTCATGCCGGCCGAGGCGCTCGAAAACCAGGCTCTCGACGCTCTCGAGACGGAGCTCGCCAAGATCGGCACCGCGCCGACCTCCAACTGGCTCACCACCCCGACGCCGGCGATCACCGTCGGCGTCCCGGGCGCCAACGTCCCGGGCCCGAATGCGATGTCGCTGTATCTGCAGCATGCGCGAAGCGAGAAGGGGGACGACAGTGTCGGCACGGCGAGCCACCGGCTCAGGGTCACATTCGCGGTCTGGTGCTGCAGCACGCACGCAGCGGATGGGCATCGCCGAATGCTCAATCTCCTCACCGACGTCCGCCGGGTGCTCCTCGCCGCGGAGCAGACGTTCTACGAGACGTTCAGCTACGGGCTCACGCTCGGCGCATCGCAGTACATCGGCTATGAGGCGTATCTCAAGCAGGGAATCTCGGGGTGCGCGCTCGAGGTCGTCATCGACATGGATCTCGCCCACGACGGAACGGACCTCGTGAGCCTCGACTCCCAGCTTGAGCGGACCCTCCTCCGCGTCTACCCGTTCGCGGCCCTTCCGCAGGTCGAGCGCCAGAGCTCCGGGATCGCGGCGCGCGTCGAGCCGCCCGCGGTCATCATCGAGACGTCGGTCGGCGGCGCGAACAAGCTCTGCGAGCTCCGCGTCGAGGGCTCGCCGACCGACTTCTGGTTCCGGAGCTCCATCGGCGCGGACTGGTGGCAGTTCAAGGCCGAGATCGCGGCCATGATCGGCCCCTACGTCGGCGCGAACGCCACCAATACGATGTTCGCCGGCATCGAGCTCGGGACCTACAACCAGGGGGCGCCCTTCCCGGCGGCCGCCGGGAACGCCGTGGCCCAGCTCCGCTGGAACTACGGCCTCGCGGCCTGGCAGCTCGTCTCGGGGGTCGGAGACGGCGTGACGCCGGACACGATCGTCCAGCTGACGGGCGTCGCCTCGCCCGTCGCCGGCGGCGGCGCGCGCGCGCGGCTCATCTACGACCCCTTCACGCAGACGCTCGCGGCGCTCATCAATGGGAACATCGGCGCCCAGATCACCGCCCCCGCGGCGCTGCCACAGTTCGGGGCCTACGGCGCATCGCCTCTCCAGAGCGGCCTCTTCCTCGCGACCGGTTCGAACGGCGGCGCCGTCGCCCAGGCGCTCTTCGCCGCCTGCCACTGCAAGCTCTACGACACAGCGTCGCCGCCGGCGGCGCTCTGGTACTGAGGGGGTAATCGATGGCGGCGCCAGGCTACGGCCACAAGGGCTTCATCCAGCTCGGGAAGGAGACCACCTATGGCACAGCGGTCGCCACCACCGTCAAGCTCGAGCTGATCGACGAGAAGCTGAAGCTGAACCGCGTGAAGATCGACGATGCGAGCCTGACCGGGAACCTCTCGCGGCGGCAGCCCTATGAGGGACCGCGCTGGGTCACGGGCAGCTTCATCGTGCGCGCCAACTTCGAAGGCATGCTCGAGATCTTCCGCGGCGTCTTCGGCTCGTTCTCGGCGCCGGCCGCCTTCGACACGCCCGCGCGCGATCAGACGTTCAAGGAGTTCCTGACGCTCCCGAGCTATACGATCGAGGTCAACAAGGGCGACATCCCTGCCGGCAAGTGCTTCCGGTACCTGGGCTGCAAGCTCATCTCGTTGAACGTCAAGGGCAAGGCCGGTACCGGTACCGACGCCGTCGTGACGCTCGAGGTCGGCGTGATCGGCCAGGACGTCCTGAGCAATCAGACACCGGCCTCGCTCACCTTCCCGGCGACGTTCCCGGTCAAGTTCGACCATGACGTCTTCGTCGACGACGGCACGACCGATGTCGTGCCGAACCTCCGCATCCGCGACTTCGAGGTCATGTTCGACAACCCGCACACGGCGGAGGATCGCCTCTATCTCGGCTCGCTCCTGATCGACGAGCCACTCCGGAAGGACTACCTCGCCTGCACCTGGAAGTTCACCGAGGAGTTCTTCACGCGGACGGCGTTCGACTCCTATAAGGCGGGAACGCTCCTCTCGCCGCGGATCATCTTCCGGCATCCGACCTTCCTCGTGACCCACACCTCATCTCTCGCGACGGTCAATGCGGGCAACACGATCACCACTGCCGGCAACTTCGTCACCGACGGCTGGAAAGTCGGCGACACGTTCGATCCGACGTCTCCGTCCGCCGCTTTCATCCCGCCCGGGACCTACATCACGGCGGTCGCGACGGGAACGATCACGGTCGACCAGACCTGCACCTCCTCGGGCGGCACGACCACGATCAGCGGCGGCGCATGCCGGGAGATCGAGCTCCGCTCGAACTTCGCGACGCTCACCGCGGACCCGCTCCCCGGCGTCAACGGCTTCGGCTCGTTGATCGCCAATCTCGAGATGGTCGCGAATCGCGACGACGCCACCGACCTCGCGGCCTTGGTCGGCCGCATCAGGAGCTCGGAGGCCGCGCTCACGTAGGCCGTACGGCGTTCGCCATCTCATAAGAGCAGCTCACCCTCGCAGGAGGCATCACGTGACGAACCTCTGGTTGAACGCGCTTCGCAGCTCCGAGTTCTGGGGAGGACTCGCCGCCGCCATCTGCGGCTTCCTCGTCCAGCAGGGCCTCATGTCGGCCTCGATCGTCCCATGGATCCAGGGCGCGGTCGTGTATTGCGCCCTCCGCATCGTCTCCAAGATCGCGAAGCATGCCGTGCCCGATCCGGCCTCGCCTGCGGCCGCGGCGCCGGCGGGCAGCCCGCCAGCGGCGAAGAAGGCCGGCGCCGCCGTCGGCGCGATCGCCCTCGCGCTCTCTGCGCTGGCGCTCTTCCTCTCGGCGAGCCCCGCTCGAGCGGCGAACCTGCTCGATCCCGACCGGCTCTCCGCCTACGTCGGTGCCTCGTTCGAAGCGAGGACGTCGACCGGCGAGGCGGTCGAGAAAGATGCCGCGGCCAACCTGTTCCTCAACGCTGATCTCACGAAGAGCTTCGCCGGCGTCATCCGCAACTCGTTCGAGGTGCAGTCCCACGAGCTCCGGATCTCGCCGGGCATCAAGTACCGGTTGAAGGTCGGCAACGAAAGCTTCGCCTCGGAGCTGTCCTACGACTTCTACGGCGGCGCGTCGGTTCCTCGGTATCCCAACGAATGGGCAGTGTCGCTCATGTATAGCCGCCAGGTCACCAAGTACCTGATCCTGTCCGCGGTGGAGACACTCGGGCTCGACAATCACCAGGCGCGGACGAGCCTACAGGGCTCCGTCCCGTTCCTCAGCGCAAAGGCGAAACCCTGACATGGCACCCATCATCCCGCAGGTACCCGTGCTGAGCGCGGCCTTCTCCGGGCTCTTCGGCGAGGTCGCCACGATTCTGGCAGGGCTCCGCGCCGAGGCCGAGAAGGCCTTCCCCGGCAGCGGCAAGCTGATCGACAGCGCCGATGCCAAGCTCGTCGCCCTCCAATCCGCGACGGACATCCCGAGCATCGCCCAGCAGTTCGCCACCGAGATCGGGAGCGCCTGGACGACGGGCCAGTCGCCGATCGTCCCGGATGCGACCGACGCCGCCGGAGGCTAAGCACCGGCTCGAGGCAATCACCGAGAGGAAGCGTCCCCGGCCCGATCGATCCGCGGCCGCGGCGCAGCGGGGGCGTCCAGGGCCCCCGGCAGTCGCGTCGCGGCCGCCCTTCCCTGGAGGATCCAATGTCCGAAGCGAAGGTGACGGTGGTGACCGAGATCTCGAAGCGATCGCAGCTCGTCGCGCTCTTCGATTGGCAGACGACCTCGGGCGAGCCGGTGCGCGTGCGCTGCTGCGAGGTCGATGCGGAGACCTGCGCCCGCATCCTCAACCTCCTGCCGGGCGAGAGGCCCAATCTCGGCATCCCCGAGGAGGCAGACCAGGCCACGATGGAGGCGCAGACGCGGCGCATCCTGTCCGTCTCCGTGGACATGATCGAGCATGGCACGGGGCTCTCCGCCCCAGATGGGTCCGAGGTCCGGCCGGCATTCACCTTCGGCCCGGATTCGACCTCGCACCCCCTCTCGCTCGACGGCAACAAGCTCAGCGATGCCGATCTCATGCAGCTTGCAGTCGCGGTCCTTCGTTGCAGCGGCTACCTGGGAGGGGCCGCTGCGGCCACGTTTCTTCGTGGACAGCGAGCAGGGGCTCATGCTGGCCTCGGAGCTCTGGAGGTATTGCCGGTCGATCGGCCAGACGCCGCGGCAGGCCCTGAGGGATCCTGACCTGGCATTCAATCTGACCGTGATGCGGGGCGCGCTCGCCGCGCGCCGGATGGCGAAGGACCTGACGCTGCAGAAGATCTCCACCGACCCATTCGGAACGATCCGAATCGCCGCGATGCTCCAGCTCGAGTATGAGGACCCTTGAGATGGCCACAACGCCCGTTGACATCCTGCTCCGCGTCCGCGACGAAGCTTCCTTGAAGTTGAGGGAGGTGGCGGCCGAAACCGGCGGCCTGGTCGGGACCGTCCAGCGGCTCACGGCCGGCCTCGGGACTTGGGGCGCGATCGCGGCAGGGATCGGAACGATTGGGCTCGCAGCTTTCGCGGCAACATCCAAAGTCGCTGACATGGCGGAGGAGCTGAAGCGGACCTCGGCCATTTCCAGCATTGGCATCGAGCCGCTGCAGGCCATGTTCAAGATCATCCGGGACGCTGGTGGGAGCACGGAAATGTTCGGCAAGGCGCTCAACCATTTCAAACAGCAGATCGCGGACAACAATCCTTTGCTCGCAAAGCTCGGAATCGTGAGCGGCACGGTCGAGGAAAGGTTCCTCAAGCTCGCGGCGATCGTCGGCAGCTCGAACAACGAGTTCAATGTCAGCAAGATTCTTCTCGAACTTCTCGGCAAGACAGGCGCCGAACTGATCCCCCACATGGCGGCGCTCGCGGCCGGCACAGGGTCTGTCCAGGCCGCTATGCGAAAGACCGGCGAGGCGCTCGACGATCTCTCGGTGAATAAGTTCGAGGACCTGAAGAAGGCGACTCACTCTTTGCAGAGCGAATGGGCGGGAGCATGGACGAAAATGGCCACGGCTTTGGCTCCGACCACCACGGCGGTAGTGAACTTCATGGCGGAGCTCCTGAAGGCGGACGATCATATCAACAAGATCACTTCCAAGCGGCCGCTACCGGTCTGGGGAAGCCAGTGGCTCCTGTCGGCCCATCAATTCCCGGCGGAAGTTCCTCCGGCGAAGAATCCGGCGGACGATCCGAATCTCACGGCCAAGGAGCACAAGCGCCGCGTCACTGAGGAGGCTGCGCTCGCCCGCGAGGCCTTCCGGCAACAGCGCGACAAAGAACTCGCGGACGAGCGCAAGACCTTCATCGAGGATACGTTCAAGCGCAATTTCATCATCCCCGCTGCGTTCGGCGGCGGCGTCTTGCCTCTGCCGGGAGGCCCGGGCCGGGCGGTCGGGCAGAAGCCGAAGGACGATCCTTTCAAGGACGTGATTGATGCATGGAATAAGGCCGCAAAGGGCATCACCGACTCGGTTGCCGTCCTCAATAACACGCTCGACTCGGTATGGACCGGTCTGCGCGAGGGCTTCCAGCAGGTATTCCAGGGGATTCTGACCGGCGGCCAGACATTCGCTCAGGCCATGCATACGATCTTCACGAGCCTCGCGCAATCGATCCTCAGCACGCTCGGCGAGCTCGTCGCGGCTGACGTCTTCAAGCTGTTCCTGAAGCTCGTCGGCATGGCCCTCGGCGTCCCGACCGGCATTCCCGTCCCGGTCGCTGGCACCGGGCTCTCTGGCGCCGCCGTCATCAGTCCATCGGGACCGCTCTCGCCGGCCGCCGGCATGTTCTCCAGGCCGCCGGCTGGCGGCGGGAACACCTATATCATCCAGTCGTTCTCGCCGGCCTCCGTCCTGCAGTCCCTGGTCTCACCGACCGGGCCGCTCCGGACCGCCTACGATCGATTGGGTGAGGTCGCCGCGGCGAGCTGATGGCGAACAACCTCAAGCTCGGGCTTACAAACCTGCTGCTGCAGCCCGGGGTGACGCTGAAGAATGGCACCGGCGGAGGCGCCCCCGGGCTCATCGAGACGGCGCCCTATGTCACCGCTAACCTTCTCCTGGACGACCGCTACACGCTCTGGAAGACCTCAGTCCTCTCGGCGGCTTCGTACCCGATCGACTTCGATCTCGGGAGCGCGAAGACCGTGTCGGCCGTCGCGGCGATGGGATACCGAATCGCCCTGGGTGGCGGGCCCACCGTCGACATCCAATACACGAACACGGCCTATCCCGCGGGGCCCTGGACCTCGACCACTCCGGGCACGCTCTCGAATCTGGTATCGAACCTGCGCGATGACGGACTCGAGGTCGGCTCCGTGAGCGCGCGTTGGTGGCGCTTCATTTTCAACGTCGGGGCCAGCACCCAATTCTCCATCGCGAAGCTCTTCCTCGGGGTGCTCGCCGACCTCGGAGGGCAACATTCGCCCGGCGCGACCTATGCGCCCATGGGGAATCGCCTCGAGACGTCGCTTCCCGGCGGGGCCATTGTCCTGAGCGAACAGGGCGATGATGGCGCCGAGTTCCGCATCCCGTGGCAGGTGGCGGCGCCCGCGGTGGAAGCGGCCTTCCTGTCCTTCCAGACGCTGCCCGGCTCGCGGCTCCTCCTCTGGCCAGACGGGCACTTCTACGACGCGTATTTGAAGGGCCGTCAACTCACGCAGACACGCAACTTCCAGAACGACTACGAGCTCATCCTCGGACGGATGCCGTGAGCGGACCGGCGACCGCCGCGTTTCTGCAGGCCTGGCGGCAACTCGCGCCCGGCGCCGGATCCAAGCGAATCACTCTCGCACAGATCGACTTCACTGTGCCGTCCGCCCTCGCCCTCCGGTACGCCACGACGGAGATCCATACTCCCGACGGCAACACGTGGCAGGCGGGCCTCACCCGCGGGTCGATCACCGCGCAGATCGATTGGCTGGGGCCCGGTATGGCGCCCGTCGATACGTGGATCCGCCTCGCCAAGCGGCGCGATGCCTCGCAGGCCGCGGGCACCTCCGGCGTCACCAACCAGGACCTGCTCTCTCGGTACCTATGGCAGAGCGCCACGGTCACGCTCTACCGATGGACGCCGGCCCTCGCGTCTTTCAGCGACGCCCTGCAGATCTTCAGGGGCAAGATCTCGAGGCCGGCCGAGGTCACGGCGGACGGAATGACCCTCTACTTGCTCCAAGATCAGACTTGGAACTTTCAGCTTCCGCCGGTCGTGGACAAGGTCAACTACCCCAGTTCTCCCGACGTCTCACAGGGCCTGCCCATCCCGATCGTGATCGGCGATCATTCCTCGAGGCCGATGAAGGCGCCCTGGAGCTCGAGCTACGGCTCGAGGAAGAACCAGGAGGATTCAGGCGCCGGCGATGGCGTGGTGCCGCTCGTCCTGGTTGACTCTGGAGTCGGGATCGCGTCCGTCAAGCTCGTGGCCGCCGGCCACGCCTGCAAAGAGATCCTCGACCGGACCGTCGGCAATTCAGCGTTCATGGCCGGCGGCGACACGCTGGATCCGCTCGACACCTCCGGCGTCACGAAGACGATCGGCGCCTCGGAGAGCTACCTCTCGATCGCCGATGAGAGCGCTATCGCCTACGCCGCCGTCATCCCCGTCGACGTTCGCGCCTCCGCGAACACCGCGGCGAATCCCCGGCGCGCCATGGACGTGTTCGACGAAACGTCCTTCGCGACGCTCGACCAGGGCGCCGGGAACGGGCTGCTGCAGCTCATCATTCCGAACCCCGCGCAACGCGGCTATATCGAGTCCGTCGACATCCTTGTCGCCTACTCGGGCGACCCGGCGAACGCGAACAACATGCGGGTCGATGCCTGGAATCCCGGCGTCGCCGCCGGCGGCTCGGGCCCCGCGACGTGGGTAGCGACGAGCGCCACGCCGGCCGTGATGCGAGCGACCTGGTCTACCAACTATTGGAACCAGAACTGGCAGTTCGGCTCCGGCGGTGCGCATCCTTGGGACATTCGCGTCGATTTCACCGGCGGGACGACCAACAAGGGCCGGATCTTCTGGGTCGCGCTCGCCATCAGATACCGGCCGCAGCGGAGCCTCATCACGCCCGGATTCACGTCGTGGCAGCGGTCCTCGCTGTTCAAGACCAACCCACGGATCACCGTCCTCAATCCCATCTTGGTCGAGCAGACATTCCGACTTGACGGCCAGTTCTACGGGAACGTGAAGGGCTGGGTGGACACGGTCGGCGGCACCTATACCGGCAGCGCGTCCGCGCTCATCGAGCGCGCGCCCGATGCGGTCCAGTTCTTCCTCGCCAACTATGGCCTCGTCTCGGCGGGCAACATTCAGACCTCCGCGAGCACCCCGGGCAGCTTCGTGGACGCGCGCGATCTGCTGAGGAACGCCCAGCCGACCGACTTCAAGCTCGCATGCTGGATCGGCGAACGGTCCACCGTGCAGCGCATCGTCCAGAAGATGTGCGAGCAATCGGGCATGGCGGTCTACCTCGACCGGTTCACGAACAAATGGCTCTGCTTCGTCTGGCGCCCCGGGGGCTTCGAGGACTACGGCTACAAGCTCTCATGGTATGAGCTCGCGACGCTCTCGGCGGAGGAGCAGACGGTGATCGAGAAGCGCCGTTCGATCCGAATCCTCTATGGCTACGACCATTTCAAGGGCCGCACGCTCTACGAGGCCTTCGTCAACCCCGCGGGCAGCGGTCAGGGATTCAACCTGCCGACGACCCGCGACCAGCTCCTCATCGTGACCACCGGTGTCAACGACAAAATCGACTGGAGCCTGGCGGGCACGCATACCGTCACCCTCTCGGCCGGCACATACGCGCCGATCGACCTCGCCAATGAGGTCAGGACAAAGATGCGCGTGGTACACGGCAACGGCTCAGAGGCCGGATGGGGCTTCACCATCAAGGCGGGGTACAACGACAAGATGGACTTCCTGGTCTCCGGCACGCCCTACCAGGGAACGCTCCGCGCCGCCGATTATACGCCCGAAGGCCTGGCGATCGAAGCGGCACGCGCCATGAACGCCGCAGCGCCCGCGGGGATCGCGTTCTCCGTCGCCTATGTGCACGCGACCAATCTGTTCACGATCTCGGCGACCGCGAACTTCCAGCTCGATACCTCCGGCGGCGGCGCCGGCAGTGCGACGTCCGCCGGACGCGCGATGGGCTTCGGCATCGCGCTCTGGGGATCGGCGAGCTCCCTTACGGCCACTCAGACGAGATTCGCCGGTCGCTTCTGGATCGGCGGCATCTTCTATACGACGCTCCTCTGGGGGACAGGCACAAACGCCGCCACCAATGCCGCCAATCTCCTGGGCTGGCCGAAGGCCGACGTCTCGCTGGGGGGGGCATCGGATTTCAGCGCGACCTATTCGCGCGGCGACCGCGAACGCCTGGCGGCCACGTACGACGGCTACTATGACCCCAAGGAGGAGAACATCGTCACGGCGGACTGGATCCGCGACGAGGCCTCCGCCGTCATGCTCCGCGATCGCGTCTTCGATCTCAATGCGCGCCCGCGGGTGATCGCCAAGCTGGCCTCCTACCACATCCCCGACATCCGGCCCATGCAGATCATCGAGCTACAGGGGGACGTCGACGCCCATGTCAGCTACGTCAAATATGGCACCGACGGAAGCTGGGTGGGGAAGCCGCTCCGCGTGCTGCAGGTGAACGACCGGCCCGACGACTTGATCGAGGTCATGGCGGTGGAGGCCTGATGGAGCTGGTCGTCAGCGTCGATGCCGCGCGCACCCTCGCGCTTCTGGACCACGGCGGGAAGCGCATGGCGTTCGCGGTCGTCAATGCCCTGAACCAGACCGCGAAGGACATCCAGGCCGGAGAGCGCGAGCACGTCGCGCGATCCTTCCAGCTGCGGAAGACGGACTTCGTCCTCCGCCAGGCCGCGGTCATCAAGGCGGCCGCCGGCGGGAGCGGCTTCGCCAGCGTCGGCGCCGGCCGGTTCGAGGCGCGGATCTCGGTCGGGGAGAAGCCCCGGCTCTTGCTCGCGGGCTTCGAAGCCGGCGACGAGCGGACGCCGTTCAAGGGGAAGAACGTTGCAGTGCCCGTCACCGGAGGCCCGGCGCGGCCGAGCTTCGGGAGCAGCGTCGAGGAAGCCTTCACCTTCCGGAATCTCAACCTTCGCCAGGTCGGGGCCAGAGGACAGGCCAGGCGCAAGCGGCGAATGGACGTCCGCATCGCGGCCCACCTGACCGCGACGGGCAGTGTCCAATGGAAGGGTGCCCTGCGGACGTTCCTCCTGACCCAGACCGCACAGGCCCCCAAGGGCGGCGTCTTCCAGCGCGTGGGGCCGGGCCGCGGCGACATCCGCATGGTCTATAGCTTCAAGCCGCCCTTCCGGCTCGATCGCCGCCTGCAATTCGTCGAAAGCGGCATGCGCATCGCCGACAGGGTCTTCCAGCTCAATCTCCTGAAGGAGGTCGAGGCAACTCTCGCCTACAACCTTGGCGGGGTGAGGCTATGAGCGACGACGACATCATCGACGGGCTGATCGAGCGCGAGGTCGGCGCGGAGGCCTTCGCCGAGCTGCATGCCGGCCGGCGCGCGAGTGCAATCCATTCGGATCCTGCCGATCGGGGCGGTATCACCAACATGGGGATCACTCGCGCGGGCCTGTCCGAGAAGCTCGGGCGTCCGGCCACTGACGCAGACGTCGCCGCGCTGACGCTCGGAAGCGCCCGCGACTTCTATCGCTGGATCCTGGGCAACTGCGGCATCGACTCTGCATCCGGGCTCGCTCCCGAGGTGGCCTCGCTGGTGCTCGACATCGTCGTCAATCATGGGCGCCCCAACGGCGTGCGCATCCTCCAGCGCGCCCTGGGCGCGACCGTCGATGGGATCTTCGGGAGCGCAACGCGCGCAGCGCTCTATCGGGCCGAGCCCGGCCGGCTCTTCCGCGAGCTCGGCGCGGCACGCCTCGAGTTCACCGGTCGCGTCATCAGCGGCAACCTGCACGACGATGACCATGATGGGATTCCTGACAACACCGAGTTCGCCTCGGGGTGGCTCAATCGCCAGGCCAGCTTCTGGCGGGTGACGCCATGATCTCGCGAAATGGGGCCGCATGAAGGAGCTCGTCGATGGACTCTTCAAGGAGATGAAGCTCATCCCCTACACCGTCGTCGTCGTCATGGGGATCACCGCGGTTATCGCTTTCTACATCGTTCCCACGCTCCATCGCGCCGAGGCGGCCGTGGTCGAGGTTCACGTGCTCAAGCTCGCGGTCGGCTCCATGCGCGAGGAGCTGCTCCGAAACCGCATCGCGACGCTCGATTCGCGCCTGACCGACCTCGAGATCGAGAAGGCAAGGCTCGGCCGCCTTGGACAGGTACCCCCGGACGTGATAGTTGATTTCCTTCGTACCGCCGCCACGGAGCGGGCGCTCGCGGAGGAAGAACTCGCGGCGCTCATGAAGAAGGAAGGGGACGCGGACCAGCCCTGAGGTCCGCCATGCGCCGGACGCGCGGAGACGCCATGCATTGGCACGTCGAGAGCCACGACGCTGGCGCACGCCTTTCGGCCGCTGGGTCCAGTCCTATGGCGTGAATCGCCTCTGCTTCGCGCTGATCCGCGCGGGGCAGCCGGTGACACCTCATGCGATATATGGCTGGGTCGGCGGGCGGACCTCGCCGCGGCCCGGTCGTGCCGCGGCGGTCGTGCGACTCAGTCATGGCGCCGTGCGCCTCGAACATCTGTACCGTCGCGCCGTCGATGGTTCAATGAGCGCTGAGTCGAAGACCGCCCGCACGGCTCCATTCCCCGATCTTCTTTCGCGAAGCTAGATCGTAGATCTCGAAATCGTTGCCGCCGCGGCTTTCGCCCGCAATCGAGCCAACGGTGCTCATCGCGGTCGCCTGATCCTCATAATCGAGCTTCGCGAAGCCAGATCCAACCACGACGGTGATCTGGTCGCCTCCCACGTCGACTCCAGCCACTACCCGGAGCAGATTGAGGGAAATATAACGAGGCGAGTTCTCCAGATCTGATTTGAGTTGAGCGGCATCGATCGGCGGCCGCGCCGCGCTCCCTGGGCCCGCGGGCATTTTGGCACAGACCGATCCGAACACGATCAGAGCAAATAGGCCTACTAGGGCCCACAGGCAGCCTATCGCGATGCGTGAACCAACGGACATGGATTGTTTTCGTTCCTGCTCCAACTCGGCGCGGGCCTCATGTCGTGCCTTCTCCTCGAGATAGATGCGTTCTCGCTCTTCTGGAGAGAGTGTCATTGGAGGCCTGCCGGAAATGATCGCTCGGCGGTGCCGCAGCTCGCGATTCTCATGGCATTGCTTCTCCTCTTGCTCGGCATGCTCGCCGGTGCTACAAGGACAGCATGCTCAATACGCCGCTCACGAAGCTTCGGAAGAACGCCCCGGGGTCTCTGACCGCGGCCAAGCTCGCAGCGTATCTCAAGCGGCGCCGGTTTCCACGCGATGTTCGGACCATCGGTGCATTCGAGCGCGGCCAGTTCAAGAAGCCTTCGGAACGATTCCTCGAGCTCTATGCCGAGGCGATCGAGCAGCCGATCGAATCCGTGCGCGAGGCCCTGATGAGGACTCTCCGCATGAGGGAGCGGGCGGCAGGCCCTTTCGACGCTGAGAGAGTCGCATAGTTCGGCGCCTCGGTAGTAGTAAAAAAGCTATTGACGCCCGCGCCACGCCCGCCTAGCCTTGTCCGACGTCGAGGCCGCCCCCACCGGTTCGGCAAGCCCCCTGGAAAGCGAAGACCATGCCCGACTCGTTCGGCGCAGGCGCTTCGGTCGCCCAGGTGGCCGCACGATGGATCGCGGTATACGTCGCGACGGCGAGGAACTCCAAGAACATGGGCATGGCGGCTCAGCGCGTACGGGACTATCTCGCGCCCTTCATGGGTGAGCTCAAGCTGATCGATGTCCGCCCGGACACCGTTCGGAGCTATCGGCTCGCCCTCGAGGGTCACGGCCTTGCCGCCCGCAGCGTGCGCCACCTTCTGACCGACCTGCGCTGCCTTCTCGGCTGGTCGGTGGACTCCGGTCTCATCCCCCGGAGCCCGTTCCCCCGGCGCGTGATGCCACGCGTCCAGGAGAGCGCGCCCGACCGGCTGTCCGACGTGGAAGTCCAAGCCCTCGAGGGCATCCCCGGCCCGCAGGGCTTCGTCATCCGGCTCGGGCTCGGCACCGGCATGCGCTGGTCCGAGATGTGCCGCGCTCGGCGGGAGCACCTGGAGAATGGAATGCTCATCGTGGCGAACACCAAGTCTGCGCGGCTCCGCCGCGTGCCGCTCTCGCCCCGCCTCTCGCGCGAGATTGGCTGGCATGTCGGGCCGCTCATCCCATACACAGAGCAGTCCGCGGGCTCGTTCTCGAAGTTCGCGCGTCGCCATTCCGGGCTGGCTCGCTTCCACGTGCACCAGCTCCGCCATACTTTCGCTTGCAGATGGATTGAGAGCGGGGGTAGTCTGCCCGCGTTGCAGCAGATCCTCGGTCACGCTTCGGTGGTGACCACCCAGATGTACGCGCGTTTGAGCGACGAAGCAGTTCGTCGCGAGGCCGCGCGGATCAACGGAGCCGCGACGAACGCGTAG